TGTCGTCACTTGCTCTCGCAGTAACTGTTAATTTAACTAATGTTTTATCAGTGGGGTCGAAGTGATAGAGAACTACACCAACTGTACCAGCTCCAGGGTCAGGAAAAATCGCATCGTCTACAACAGACAAAGTCAATGGTCCGTCCCACACCCCGGCACTAACAGGAGTCACTGTGATGTCGTCGTCCGTTATGTCGTCGTTCAAGAGTGTACTAAACGAAACCATCGAGTCCATTGCTGCAATCGTCTCACCTTTGTCGGACTCAGTGTCTGCTACAAGTTCTTCGCCTGTTAAAAATCTCTTCACACCTTGTTCGATGTAACGCTTGGTTCCTCCGGTTTTTTTTGTGACAAATAACAAACGACCTTCGGTGAAAACTCCAGAGCTGTTGAAACCAGAGGGAAGATACGCAACGTTTTCTATGCCCGTACCTGAGTCGTGTCTAGTCCAAGCTCTCATTTTCTGAGAGTCCTGATATGTGAATGTGGCATAAGTTCCATCTGCAAACGTGACCCAAAGTATGGGAATGATACGGTCATCAAAAGCCCAAGACGTGATCCTGTTCTCTCGGAAAAGATGGTCGCTAAAAATACTAACCTCGTCGGCTATGTACGCCTGTGCCTCGTCAGAGTACCTCAGTTGCATCACTGAGTTGGTTCTTGAATCGACAAAGATGGTCCCACCTGGGATATTCAAAGGTCGGATTCTATAGTCAGCAACGTTATTTCCGCGTTTCAGAAAAGCTATGTTAGTGGGACTCGCTAGTCCTGTGTGAGTGTATATCCCGTCACTTGTGAAGGCGACCAACCCGTCGTTCTCGATCAAGTGGAAAACTTGAATAACACCGTTCGATCCGTTAAGTCGGGAAGTTAAAGCAGAGTCCGCATCGAGAGGTGAGTCTCTGTAAAAGTTATGAGGAAGACCAGGGCGACTCATTAAAAGTTTATCGTCATTAACCAAGACTAATCTACCTTGATACATGCTCACTGTTCTTGTTGCTCCTGCGAGCAGGAGAGTCGGTGTAGGCAAGAATCCGTCGTCAGTGACTCCGATTGTAAACTCAGGAGGTCTGTTGCTGTAATCAGCCTCTTGTCCATAATCAGTAAATATAAAAGTTAAATGCTCTGGACTTGCGTTGTACGTGGCAACTCTCGATGATCCTATGAAACCAAAACCTTCTCCATCTTGATGTCGTCTGTACACTCTTATCTCTGTGACTGCATCAACGAGTTCAGTTCCGTCAGGGACCTCTGTTGGAAAATATCTCATTGCCCACAGGTTCGTTGTCCCCACTGCGGGCAGCTTCACACTATTTGTCGTGAAACCCGAGGTGTCGTACACAAGACTTTCTTCACCGTTCACTACGGCTGTAAAAGCGTATGTAACAGAATATCCCGTTCCTGCTAATGTACTCGATCCACTGATGTAGGTGGGTGCCGTTGCAAAATGATAGAAAGGGGTCCCAGAAGACGCCATTGGTGCGAATCGCCCGTCGTCGAAAATTACAGCAGACACTGCTCCCGAGGTTTTCTCGCAGACATATATCACATAGCCAACATTGTAGGATTGATCGGTGTCAGCTTCAGTTGTGTTGTAACTATTTTTGATTTTGACAGGTATGAACTGAAGAGATTTAAAAGATTCAAGGCTAGTGTCGGTATAGGTGTGAGTGTCTTGTCCCACGACTGTTCCATCGGCTTCGTACACTTGAACGTATCCCGATCCAAACTCCATGTAACGAGACTTCCAAGGCATCGGTATGATGATGACCTTGTCGTCGGCTCCGATTGTTATGGACCCTCCTGATAGGTTTCCCGCATCCTTCATGTGTTTGCGACCCGGACGAGAAATAAGTCGTCCTGTTTTGCCTACGACAACGTTTCGAGCTGTAGCTAATCCAGTGCTGTATTTATTGAGTGAGACTCTTTTTTGGAGTACCGGATCTAATTCTCCACCTGCAAAATTTGCCTGAGTTTTGTATGACATCAGGTCATCCTTGCCGCTACAAATTCTGACTCAACATAATCTTCATGGAAGTTTTGATTTTCCATGACATCTTGTTCTTGAGCTGAAGCTTTGTATTCTCTGTATTTTATTTCAATGTTTTCTTTAAGTTTTAAAGCACCTTTGCCGACAATCAACGGGGCACTAAGCAACGCCAGTCTGTAGGCTATCGCCATCCCTGTCATTGGTGTCAATGAAGACAGAGCAACGTCTTTGGTAATGTACTCACCAACGGCAAGAGCCTCTTTGGTCAGTATGGCCTTGGCTCCGGCGTACATTTCTACAGCTTTTGGAACGTGAGTTTGTCGATTGTCTTTGTGGTAGCCTGAGAAAATTCCTCTGAACAAAACACAGTTCGAAGGATACTTATAAACGTAATCCCACAACTGATCATAAGGCACAGCAGGAGTGGCCGTAACCAACTCTAACGTTACCTTGGTGCTTGTGGAGTCCAAGTCTAAATCTTCGAGTGTAGAGAAGAGTGCGATGTTATAGAACTGATCGAGGACTTTCTTCTCATTGGAATTTTCGGTAGTGGTGTCTATGAGCTGTCGCTCAAGAAGAAGGGCTGATAAAGATATATTGTATAATTCAACTTTTGAAAACACTAGCCCCGCCTTTCACGATCAGACGAAATTAAAGTTCTCTGATCCCTTTGATTCTTGTTGCATTATTCTTGACAAGTTCTTTTTGAAGTTCTTTATCTTCGCACTCCATCCAAGATCCCCAAGAGCTTTTGCCGGGAATCAGGAACATCTCATCAACGTTTCTTCTCAACCCGCCGATGAAACCCTTGCGTAAAGCTTTCACCATTATGCCAGTCTTCTGCTCTTTTGCAGTAACGCTAGAGTGAGCAGGTGCAGCACCTGTGTCTATTTTAACCGATGGTTCATCGGTTTTTGGAACTTCATTTGCTGCAGGTGGTTTTGGCATTGAACCACCTGAACGATTATTATTTTTAAACATTTAAACCTTCTTGTTAATGATTAAGCTTCAGAATAAACCGCTTTAGGAAAAGCTTTATGCTTTTCAGTAATCTCATCTTGAGGCACCAAAAATGCATCAATAGTTGCAGTAGTGGTTCCACCCGTAGCTGTGTGCTGGAAACCAAGATGCAGACGAGTCATACTCCCTTGAGGAATTGGAATCTCTACTGGATACCCTAAGTTCAATGCAGCCGTTGTGATGTCAACTGTCCCGATCACTTCTTTGTTAGTGGTCAAGGCCGTTACATCAGCTTGAATCGCATCAAGAGTATGAGTGGTTCCCGCTCCAGCCGCAGAAAAATAAACTACGACAGCCATTCGACGACCAATGGATAAATCCTGTGCCGCTGTTTGCTTTTGGAAAGAGTTACTTGAAACAGTCGCCGAACCTGTGAAGGCTTGTGCAACTGATAGTTGGTTTTCAATATCGTACATCATCGTTATTCTCCCGATAAAATTTTAGTCAAAAAACTTGAGACCTTAATTAAAAGGTCTCTTAACTTTTCAAGGCTATTAAGTTGTAACCTGAGCTTCAGTATTAAGTAAAGCGTCAGATCTTCGCACTGGATTCCCTAAGAACATCAAAACTTTTTGGCCTTGATAGTTGTCATAGTTAAGTCCGGCACCTGCACCAACCTTGGTCAATGCTTGCTTGTGCAAAAATGCTTCGATTGTTCTGTTGCAATACCAAACTCCAGTCCCGTTGCTTGGGTTGTGGATCTTGTAAAATGCAGAGATCATAAGGTCTAACAGATCGGCAGCACTTGCTCCAGTTTGTAAGTTCGAAATATCAAGATTGGCGATACGAACCGCTTGACGATAATCTTTCACAACTAAACCGTGATCGATTTCGAATTGCTCTTCATAACCCCAAAAATGTCCTGGGTTTCCGTTCTCATCGTTGGCATAAATCTGAGTTAGAGATCCTTTGCTGCGATCAGTTCTTTTGATTCCCATTTGAGTGCCAGCAGGATAAATTCCAAAAAGCGACTTCTCACCCCAGTTGATTAAATACATTGAAGTATTGTCTGACTGAGTACCGCCACCATCGACGATCTGTCGGTAGGTTTCAACACTTGTTGCCAATGTAGAATAGATGTCTGAGAGTCCTGCTACTTTACGGAAGTCACTGGCAGGTGATCCATAAAGTAAAAGATCGGCATGTTCGAGGCCCATGGCTTGAAGATGACCTTCAGCTTGGCTCCAACGATTGTAAGCGATTCGATCTGTGCCACCGCGAGCTGCTACAACTTGATCAATTTGAGATTTGGACTCAAAATGAGCTGCAGTATAAGTGCGCTCTTCAGTGGTTGATTTTCCAGCAGGAATAGCTTGATTGGCTTTTCTGTAATAAACGGCAGGAAGGCCAGATCGAATTTCTTCAATATGTTTAGTTCCTTCGTTCATCGGATAGTAAGGAATATCCATTAACATTGGATTCTCTTCCATTAATACTTCCGCCACTTTTCCGATTTGCTTGTTTTTAGACTTCGCTACGTCAAATAACGTAAGAAGTTCAGTTCCTAGTGCAGCCATTTATATATTCTCCCCGTTAAGAGTCTTAATAAAAATCAAGATGAGCATTCTTTTCGCCCTTCTTTAGTTCCTCTTTGGCTTTCTCAACCGCTGGATCACCTTCGACCAAAGTTTCGGTCTTATGAAGATGGTTCGCAAGCTTGAAAAAGTCCCGCATGATGTATGGTGGCAGCATACCCCCACCTTCTGTCAATTGTTTTTTGATATTGGGCATAAAATCAGCAACTAATTTGTCGACTTTCTTTACGTTGGTCCCAAAGTTATCGCCACCAAAGTCTGGATCGGTCTTCAGTTCGTCGTACCATTTGTTCTGCTGTACCTTAGCGGCGTTCTGAGCATTCTGTTTGATCTTAACGTCGTTAGCTTTCCATGTTTCGACCTCTGCTTTTCGATCAACAATCATGTCATCTACAACGCTTTGCGGTAGGTTATGTTTCTTGGCAAAAGTCAGGACTTCAGTCACTTCCCCGTCCGACAACTCTCCTTTATCTGCAACTGCGAGTTCCCCTTCTTTGGGTGGAACAACAGGTGGTTTTGCAGGATCGTCAACCTTTGGGGCCGCTTCAGGTGGCTTGTCATAGCCAACTGCAGGAGGTGTTTCTACAGGTGGAGTTTCTACAGGTGGAGTTTCTACAGGAGGAACTTCAGGTTTAGGAAACGTATTAGAAGGCTCGCCCTCTGCAGGTGGTGTTGCTGGGTCAACTGGAGGAGTCACAATAGGATAACCAAGGTCGTCCAATTTCTCTTCGACTGGAGGTGGTGTTGCTTGAGCGCCTGGAGCTGGGTCATCCGTCGCTTTGTCCATTTTCAATTTTAGAAAGTTGAATCTGATAGTCATATTTATCTCCTTGAATGTTGGCTAGAATCTCTCCAGCTATTTTTCTGTTTGCCTGTGATACTATTTGAAAGATTGATTGACCAGCTCTTAGAAACCCAATGGTCTCGTGAAGCTCGACGCCTTCAATCCCTTGTTCCGGCAACTCTCCAACATCAAAGTTTACTAATAAGAATTTGATGAAATTTCTGCCGGGGTCAGTAGCTAAAATCGCTTTAAGATTTAGCTGTGCGTCCCTCTGTTCAATGGCTTCTTTATTTGACTGATGTTCGTAGAATTGGCGCACTTTCTCTTCACGAGTAGAGTGCGCTTCATCCATCTCAGGGCTGTTGTCCATTAGTTAATGTCTGCCCACACGCCGTTAGCTACGCCAATTACTGACCATGCGTTGGCTCCTGTTGCTTGCATTATTAAGCTGGCACCTGCATCAGTACATTGAATTGCATCCCCTGCTGCTGGAGCTAGAGCTGCCGTAGAAGAAACTGCTGCATAGTTGAACCCAAGTATCTGGTCACTTGCATCTGATGGATTAATGCCGAAGTTATCAGCAGTTCCACAAATAAAAGTGTACTGGCAACCGAGAGCTGTAGACGCTTCGGGAAGTTCTGCCAGAATAACACCAGCCGAAATAACAGTAGACCCACACTGAGCAAGGGTTAAAGCTGTTGTCGTTGCAGTAACTTGATTCTGAAGAACAACTATGTCCAGTTCAAATACGCCTTGTCCTGTCTTGGTGCAGGTAATTCCTGTGTCACATTTGATCTTATTAAAGATCCCTAAGCTTGTGTCATCGTTAAGACCTTCGAATCCTGCTACAGCAGGTGTACACATGGCGAACATTGTCACCATCATCATTATTAGTTTCATTCTTGTTCCCCTTGTTGGTTATTATTAACTTTAATTCCTACGTTTTTGGCAGCTTGACTTGATTGAACCAAGGCTTCCATTTGCTGTTGTTTCTTCAGCGCAGCTTGAGCTTGTTCTCTCAACCTGTCTGTTTCCTCTTGTCCTCTGTTGAGACCTTCGGGAAGATAAAGACGATCCTCATACAGATCTGCGAGTTTATCAAGATTAAGTTTATCGTTTATCCCCGGATTTATTTGACCCACACCTTGAACCATTTGTACGTATTGGTTTATTGCAGGTAAATCAGCAGCTCTTTGAGCTTGTGCGAATACTGAGATAAACTCAGGTCTCAATGACCTGCCTTGTAATCCTTCAGGTATTGGTGGGATCTCAGGATCATTGTCGAGCACATAGTCGGCAACAAACTCAACCACCGGACTATTGTAAGTCCAGTTTAACGATTGAAGATTTGGCCCAATGACTCGTTGCTGTTCCTCAAGGATCGCAGATGTTTCAGTGGCTGTTCTTGTCTTTGGATTCTTTGTTAAATATAAGAGGAAATCGGCATAGTAATGTCGATCCACCATTTTTCTAAGATCATCTGTGTCCTGAATCAAAGCTCCGATTGCTGGACTGATTTCAAAGATTCTTTTCAACCCGCCTTTGGCGAGACTTGTAGGGTCAAGTGGTACGTATTTATTGGGTGCAGTAGTCACATAAGATTTTCTCAAACTCGCTGGACCTTGTACTGCAGGGTTGACCATTTGCTCCAATGCTCTGTCTTTAGCAATGGCTTTTTTATTCAAAGATTTGATAAGACCCAAGGCATCGGATGTTGGTCCCTTCTCGCCGTACTCAAAGTTCGTAGAACTATCAGACTTACCGACGATGAAAGGCTTTCTTTTCGAATAACTTGTTTTTAAATATTTTTTGTCGTCTCCCAAGTTCTCGCCACGGAACTGCATTACAGAACCTAGATGAGAACCTTGGTTGATACCGGATTCATAAGTTTGAGAGATCCACTGGCGATTCTCGCCACCTACAGGTTGGCTGGGATCAAAGTCTTCGTTCTCCATTGTGACGTGTGCAACGTCTACGAAATCTTCATATCTAGAGTCTTCGTACATTTTTTTGACGCTGGCTGAGAAATTAGACCAATCGATTTGTCCACTCTCTTTCTTGACCCCGTAGGCATCCACAAGAGATTTTACTCTCATGCTGAATTCTCTAACGAGAACACATGCTGAACCGTAACCGTCATTGATAACAAAGTACGACCCTGGAGTTAAGATATGCCAATGGATTCTGTTGTCTGACAACTCTTCAATGTAATGGGCACCAGTATTGAAAGTGCCAAAGTCATAATAGAACAATCCTGCTGAATGATAAAAGTTAGAATTACTTAAGGCTCGTAGAGTACGTTGGTTGAAGAAGTCCAGCCATTTATGATTTTCTGGTTGTAAATCTACTTCCCTGTTTCCAGTACCAAAGCGAAACCACGGACGACTTGCCGAAGTGTTACCTTCGAGAAACCCTGCCACGAAAGCACGAAGAGCCAGTAAATGAGTGGTGTCCACAATTATTTGATTGCTTCGCTCACCCTCGACCTTATTCTCCATCCATCTACTTCGATGAGGCATGGTCCAGCGTCCGTAAGTGATCCAGTCGCCTTTGACTCGATCAAAGATTTGTTTGGCTTGTATTCTGATAAAATCTAAGTCTTGTTTATTTTTCACGTTACAGTCCTAGGAAGTCACGTTGTTCATCAAGACCGGAACCTGTACCGCCTGATGATCTACGGGAGGAACGCTTGCCTGCAGAACCGCCAAGTCCTGGCGTCGCTAGGCTTGAGTTAAGATCTGCTGTTTCCACGGCAAGTCTTTCGTCAGCTTCTAAACGTTCCCTGGTGACAGTCTCTTCTTCGAGAAGTCTTTCCTGTCTGTTCAGTTCTGCTCTTCGAGCGTTGCGACCTGAGATTTCACCGATGGCTTCGTCAGTCGCTTTAAGAGATGCGCCTTTTTCGAGTTCGCCTTCTTTGTTAAGGCCTGCAGCCCCAAGAGTTCCGAGATCGAGAAATGCATCAGCAGCACCGTTGAAGCCTATGTTCACTGCGTTTCTATCAAGATCTTTCCCAACTCTGTTGCCGAACCTGTTGGCCTCTTGGTTGATATTGCGACCTAAATCCGCTACTGCCTCTCCCGCTTCACTCATGTTTGGTCTCCAATCGATAAAGAGTTTCCATGTGTTTGAAACCCAACCTCTCCAAAGACCTACAGTTTATGTTGGTGTTTGGTGTAATCGTAGTCAGTATATGGTCGGCATTGCTCTTTCCAAAGTCAATGTAATCTTTCAGCAACATAGATGTGGCCTTGGGTGTTTCTGCGTACAAAAGGTCCTGCATCAGAATTCTCACAGTTGGGTCAAACACCGATACAAATATTCTCGATAACATGACCCCCACGATTTCTCCGTCTTTTATGCAAATCATGTATCGGTTTTCCCTGACGTATTTTCCCAAGTCCATATTTTCCACATTGTATTTGTCGCCAAAAACCTTGTTTAGTTTCTTCGACGCATAGCGAAAGAAATCTATTACTTTATAATCAATTGTCTTGACTTGCTCAATCGTATGTTTCATGAGCTTCCACGTCCACGGTTCTGTAAGGATCACCGTGATCAGGCATTTCATAACTCGTCTGACCTGTGTGCATTCCATAGTCTCCATTGGTGTCATTCTCAGGAAGTCTCTCAGTAACTGGTCTTGCGAAACTTAAAATGAATCCATCAGCTACATCGGGAGATTTCCCCACGCGAGACTTTACATCGAGCTTTGGCTCACACATTTTCTTGCCATGGACTTTATGTCTCATGCCGTGGGTCCACGCGAGTTGTCTTTTAATTTCTTCGATGTATTTTGGATTCTTAGAGTCTAGCACTCCACCATTTTGCAAAAACTTTTTACCCTCATAGTACATCTGTGCTCTAATGTTCCCATACTCAGACTCTACAAAAGTGGCGGCATCATTGGCAGCAGAACCAAAGCTAACTAGCTCCCAATATTTCCCATTGTTATTCGCAATGGTCCAAATGCCTGTCCCCTCGCCTTGATCTATCATTACCGCATCGGCTTTTATGACTCGTTCCCAATAAACAAGGCGATTATAAGTGTACATGTGATCGTCTGCCACATCTTTCAGTTTATACTTCTCTAGTAAACAAGCGTAAGGTCCTTGACGATACCAAAGACAAGTTTCATCGCCGCCTTTCCACGCCGGATCGCAAGTAAGAACACAAGGGAGCATGTCAACTGTGGACTTGTCGAAGTCTATTCTTCGATCAAGAGCCGCATTAATTAAATCAGCACTCATGATCGCATCTTTTGAAGACTTCCTTGGTAATCCACGAACACGAACCCTGAAGTCGTCGTCGTCTTCATCGCCTCCGGCTTCCATTAACCAATCATTGATCTGATCGGCATCAATGTGAGAAAGAGTCCTGGTGTCGATCCGTCGTGAGTTCCACGTCGCCATATCCATTGTTTGTTCGAATTTGCTCTCGGGATCATCTGAGTTCCCAAATGCCATCCATATTTTGATTGTGTCGGTCTCTGTGAAAGCACCCGAGGCATAGCGCCATATTATTGCAGGTATCCCTGGAGCCTCTTCAAAGACGTATGCGATGGCTTTACCTTTATTATGTAAACCTGATATTGCTTGTGGTGATTGCTCTGACCAGTTGACTGTATCTATTCTCCACTTGGAAGAGAGTTTCTCATCCCGAGCTTTTATAGATGTCCCGAGCTTCTCAAAGAACAAGTCAGCGTAACGTGCATGTCGATACCAAACATCATACTCAGGCCAAATGATCTGCTTCATCTGTGGATCTGTGTTGGCAGTGATCCTAGCTTGTAGTTGTTGGGTGTACATCAACATCAAAAGAACCATCGCACCAAAGGCAGTCTTCGCAGCTCCGTTACCTGAACTAATGATCAGTCGATAAGTTTTGTAGCGAGTCTCAGGATTCATCAAGTGCATGGATAACTTTGACAACTCTTCAAGCTGCCAGTCGTAAGGTTCCCAGTCCTCAAGTTCATGACCCTTCTCACCGAACGGAAATATAATGTAAATTAATTTGCAGAGGTCGTATCGATTTGCATGGATCGCATCTTGGAAATCTTTTATTTGTTCTGGTGTGGGATTAAGACTACTCATTCATAAGCCTCTCTTGAAAAATTAGGCCGCAAAATTAATCACGGCCCAGTACAATTAAATTCCTTTTAAACCTTCACCGATAACAGCATCTCTAGGAGAACTTTCTGGAAAATCCAATTCAGGATCTGCTTCGATGTTGCCTAGAGCATTTTCAGCTTTAGAAACAATCATAAGAAGTCTGTCGGCATCAAACGATTTAAGCTTGGCACCCCAACGGCTAGATTGAGAGTTAACCAACTCTTCACGAGACAAACTAAACAACCTTACTACATAGGCCATGTCGTCATTTTCCATGTCGGGAATGACAGGTGCATCTCTCAAGTCATAGAGGTGAGGCGTAGATTCTGGTAGATCAACGTCTGGCGCTCCTTGAATTGTAGCCACTTTTAATCTTATGTCGCTAAGGTAGCTTTTCATTCTAGCTAGAGTGTGAACACCAATTCCAGAGGTGTTGCTTCCAGCAGCGAATATTCCTTCTTTCATAAAGCGGTTAAGCTTTTCAATTATCCAGACAACGTCCGTATTATAAGTTTGCATATTTCCTCCTTGGGAATTGTTAATTTAAGTCATTTCGACCTATACTTGCCACAAATGGTAAGTTCTTTTTATAGGCCAAGCAAGCATTCCAATCTCTATAAGTATAGCATAACTTCTTGCGCCATTTGCCTGGGGACTTCGAAACGTACACTTTCTCCACTTTGGTCTTATACTTTGTCTTGTATTTCGTCTTGTAGACCACCTTGGCAGGAGCTTCCAGGGTGCTCTCTTGATGCTCTGACATCAACCACACCAGGGCTGCACTAAGTAGCAGTAGCCATATAAGACCTCCCATTCGCCACCAGGAGTCGGACTTCTCTTCGTCTGTTGACTCAACGGGAACCGGAAGTGCAGGTGCAACTATAGGAGCAGGTGGCTCTTCCTCCAAAGTAATTGGGGCATGAACCGGGGTGTCCACTTGTTCACTTGGTTTATCTGGCCAATTCTTTAAAGTCTCTGGGTGAGTACCTGATCTCTTGGCTTCGGCGTAAGTTTCTAATGGGCTCATATCACTCATTTCGACCTCTCTAATTTAAGTTCTCGTTCTAATTGGACGACCCTATCAGTTAGAGCACGTTCCATATCTCGCTTAGTGGGTCGTTCTAACGCCACAGATTGCTCTGAGACGGCAAGATTCCCCATCATAGCTACTTCCACAGCAACACACACATGTGTATCTACGCGACCTTTAGTTGTTCCAAACTCTTTGCACTCGCCATTACTGAACATGGTGCCATAGAATACCTTGGCTCGCTCATCCAATATTTGATTGGCCATCTTAGCCACAAGAGTGGCCTGATCAGGCGTTACTATATCTATGAATTGATCTTTATGGAAAAACACATTACCTCCTTCTTGGTTATTTAATACTAGCCCACGCATCTTTAAACATGGGGCCAAAAAACTGCATATCTCTATCCTCATGAAAGTCATTGAAGTGATCTTCTATGAGAACTATTAATTTCTCAATCGGCATGATCTTTATAGCCGACCATGTCCATGGTGTTCGCATCCGATCCCAACCTTGCATCACACTCAGTGTGTGGTTCATTGCTATATTGTGTTTAGGAAAGAACCGCCACTTGATTGCACCACCCAATAACTCAAGGTCAAATAACCAAAGCAGAGGATAAAACCACCAAGACTTATGAGCCCTAATAAAATTGCCCCATATCTCAAAGAGTGTCGGGTCTGGAAACTTCCACGCGTATGAGTATGACCCTGTACCGTCATTATGCTTTGTCGCTCCATTTTGCCTCACGTTGTTGGTGAATAAAAAGCCACGCTTCCAATGACCCTTGGTTATTTTCTTTAACTCTGGTTTTGACCAATACCCTGCAGC